TAAAAGACATTTTATTACTAGAAGAAGTAAAATAATATTAGTTAATGGACATTATTTTGTTGGGTGGAGTTTATTTAAGTATATTTTTGGTTTTTATTATTTATTTTATAAAGAAAGGTAAAAATGAGGAAAAAGGAAAAGGTAGTAAAACAACCTAAGAATAGGTTTTATTATATTTGTCCTGCTTGCACAAATAAAGCTATTGAAACAAGCAATAAAATGCTTGGTGTAAATGTAAATTGTGCTAGTTGTGGTAAATTAATTACTTTAGATAATATCAAGAATTATAAAAAGTTGTGAATGTAAAATACGTTGGTGCTTTAAAAGACCATTCAGGCTATGGCGAGGCTAATAGGCATGATGTTGCCTCTTTATTAACTGCTGGGATTAAAGTTACTGCTAAAATACCAGTTTATACGACTGATACTGCTGATTATGGAAGGTTAGGGAATATTATTAATGCAGTTGAGGATAAAAATCTTAAATATGATATTATTATTCTTCATACTACCCCTAACGTCTATCCTCTCTACATGGAAGAAGGGAAATACCATATTGCAAGGGCTTTTTGGGAAACTGACAAACTACCGCCTGAATTTGCTAAAGGATTAGAACTTTGTAATGAGATTTGGACTGGAAGCAAATATAATGCTAGAGCAATTAGAAAATCTGGTGTAACAAAACCCATTTATATTATTCCTGAAGCTATTGATACAGAATTTTTAGATTATAAGCCATTTAAAGCTATTGATGATAAAGTGTTTTCTTTTTATTCCGTCTTTGAGTGGACTGATAGGAAAAATCCTGAAGCCCTATTATCCGCTTATTGGCAAGAATTTGAAAATGATGAAAATGTTGTTTTAGTTTTAAAAACTTATTTAGATAACTTTACTAAAAAGAAAAAAGACGAGATTGACTTTTATTTAAAAAAAATTAAATCAAGAGTATCGTTGAGGAAATATCAGCCCGTTTTGATGTATAGACACTTAATGGACAGAAACCAAATATATAGATTTCATAAGACTTTTGATTGTTTTGTTTCAGCTCATAGAGGGGAAGGTTGGGGGATACCTCAAATGGAAGCTATGCTGATGGGAAAACCTGTAATTTCAACTAATTGTGGTGGGATACATGAATATTTAACAGATAGAGAAAATGCTTTTTTAATTCCTTATACTCTTATACCCTTAACTGGTAATAACAGGAATAAGCAATGGTATTTATCAGATCAAAAATGGGCTGATGTAGATATTGATGAATTGAGAAAAGCCATGAGATTTGTTTATGAGAATAGGGAAAGAAGTAATAAAATAGCTGAAAAGGGGAAAGATGTTGTTATAAAAAACTTTTCTTTAGATGTTATTGGTAATAAAATGAAGGAAAGATTATTAAAAATTAATAGGAGAATAAAATGAAAGAAAGATTTTTAGACTTTACTTTAGCTAATGATATTATGAGTAGAACTGATAGAGATTTAACTAAAAATATGCCTGTAATGCCTGTTAAAAGATTTAAGGTGGAAAGTCAATTAGAGCAAGATAGGGGCTTTTTTTCTAATGAAGCATTTAATAATGAGAGTTTAATTTATCAATCTAAGGCTACACCTAGCTATAAAAGAGGTGTAGATGACGGTAAAAAATGAGGCTTTTATATTTATCTTGTCATGCTATTTTAGAATATGATGATTTAAAGATATTTGAAGAATTGGGGATTGATTATTTTTCTTTAGGTGCTTATATGATACCGACTAAGGAAGTTGAAGGGGTTAGACCAGCCCTAACTCATAAACCAGATGAAAAACTATATAGCATTTTACCAACTGACAAAGAGCATTTAACTAAGGAATTTTTAGATAATTTTGATGTTATTGTTGTTATGCATACGCCTGAATGGATAGAAAAGAATTGGGAAGTATTAAAAGGGCGGAGAGTTATTTGGAGAACTATCGGGCAGTCAACAACTAGCGTAGAGAATAGATTAAGAAAAATGAGGAATGAAGGGTTGCAGATTGTTAGATATTCTCCAAAAGAACAGAATATTGCAGGCAATTTGGGTTGTGACAAGATGATAAGGTTTTATAAAGACGAGAATGAATTTTGCAATTACAACGGACTTAATCCTATTGCCATAACCATAGCTCAAAACATGAAGCATAGAGGCGAATTTTGTAATTATGAGGCTTTTACTAAAATTATTAATGGTTTAAATGCTAAATTATACGGAATACAAAATGAGGAAAGCGGAGAATTAAGCGGAGGTAGTCTATCTTTTAATGATTTAAAACAAAAACTAAGAGATAGTAGAGTATTTATTTATACAGGAACGCAACCAGCAAGCTATACGCTTGGGTTTATGGAAGCATTTATGACTGGGATACCTATTGTGGCGTTAGGTGATAGGTGGGCTAATTCTATGAGATTGGCTGGTGATACTTATGAAATACCTGATTTTATTGTTAATGGGGTCAATGGGTTCGTTAGTGATGATTTAGATTTATTAAGAGAATATACTAAGCAATTATTAGAAGATCATAAATTAGCTCTAAGGATTGGAGAAATGGGCAGAGATACCGCTAGGGATATTTTTAGTAAAGAAAAAGTTAAAATTGCTTGGAAAGAGTTTTTAGGCATTTAGCTATTGACAAATAATTTACAATGTATTAACATTGATTATGGAAGTTACAAAAAAACTATTACTTTTAGATAATACCTTAGAACTTCACGAAGAAAGTGAATATTCTAATTCATCTTTTGGGTTTAAGGCTTTTAACAATGCTGGAGTTGAATGTGAGGTTGGGGAATTATTATATTCTTTAGTTAGGATATTGAAACCTGAAAATGTTTTAGAAACTGGAACTCATGAGGGGATAGGTTCAAGTTATATGGCTTTAGCTTTAAAAGAAAATTATAATGAAAATATTGGACATACTATCGAACAAAAAAAACCTCAATTAGATACAGTCGAATTTATTGAACCACATTATCAAACATCTAAGGCTAGATTTGCAAGAATGGGCTTAAGTGATTATATAAATCAATATTTAATTGACGCTAAACTCTTTAATACTCAAAAACAATATAAATTAATTTTACTAGATACTGAACCTCAAACGAGGTTTGCTGAAATGATAAAGTTTTATGATAACTTAGAAATGGGTGGATTTTTATTTATTCACGATTTGCATAGACATATAGGGCAAGTTGACAATGCCGAGCATGGATTTGGATATCCATTTGGAGAATTACCATATTTTATTAAGAGTAAGGTTAAACATGGGGTATTAAGACCGATACATTTTTCAACTCCTAGAGGATTAACTGGTTTTTATAAAACCCATGAAAACGATTTTGATTGGCGGTGATTTATTATGAAAAAAAATAAAATGCCTAGTTTTGAAAATCTTGTATATTACTTAGTTAATATTGTTACGTTCGGGGCTTTTTTTCTTTTAAAAGTAGTTATTAAAAAGGCTATATTGGAAAGTAAATAAAAAATATGAGTAGAGCCGTATTATTGCCAACTCCTTGCGATCCATTCCTAATAAAGTATTGGCTAGAAAACTTTAGTAGATATTATGAAGATGATATTGACAGTCTTTATGTTCACTTAAATAGCTCTATTGAGGAAGAAGTTATTGATTATATAAAAGGGCTTTTAGAAAAACATGACAAGATTAAATACGTTTATTTAGATCACCAGATTGAACATGGAGAGGCGATTAACCAGCTATTAAATTTAGTTGAGGAAGATTATTTAATGCTAGTTGAAGATGACGCTTATGTTTTTAAAAAGGGGATTATTAATTATTGTTTTCAATTAATTGAATCGGGTCAATATGATGTAGTTGGTAGTAAAAGGGGTAGTTGTTCATTTGAGATTTTAGAGGTCGCTAAACAAAAATGGGGATTAGATTATCAAGGGTTTGGCGATCAAGGTTGTAACTTTTTTCCTTGCTTTTTCTTTAGCAAAACTCAAACTTTGAGAGATACGGATAGGAACTTTGGTGCTAGAGGCTGGAAGAAAGGCGAACTTGTTGAACCGCTTGATTATGTAATAACTAATGAAGAAATGGCAATGACTGATACCTTTGTTAATACTAGCTTGCAGTTAAGAGCTAAGGGCTTAAATTTTGCCTATATGCCACAGTATCATGGCATGCTTGAAGATTTAGATAATTGGCAAAATAGGAGAGGACTTTGGGACGGAAAAGCTTTTTGGACACATGCTGGGAGTTTAAGTAGTGGAGTTGGTGGTGTTTTAGTTAATGATATTGGTGTGCCATTGAGTAAGAGAAAAATAGATTTTAAAGTTAGGGAATTTATATTACCACCTTGTGATAAAAGTGAATGGGCAAGACGGATTCAATGGTGGCAGACTTTTTATGATAATTCTGATGTTAATGAAATTAAAGATTTTAGAGAGGAATATATGAAAGCTTTAGATAGGCTTTATATTACTAGTGGTGTTCATAAAAAAGAGGTTAAGTTAAGACAATTAGCTTACATGGAGTTGGGATTATGAAGGGCGTTGAAAGAATATATCCCGATGACAAAAGGCATAACGGTAAAACATACATTCACCACTTGGCAAGATATGAATTAGCTAAAATTGTTAATTCTAAAAAAAATGGTTTAGGGCTAGATTTAGCTTGTGGAACTGGTTATGGAACTAATTTATTAAGAGAAAACCTTAAAATGGTTGGAGTTGATATATGTAAAGAGGCTATTGAATATGCTAGAAACAAATACCCCGATTGTGAGTTTATAGAGGCTGATATTGTTAAGTTTGATTTTGGTAAAAAAGATTTAATTACTTTTTTTGAGGGATTAGAGCATTTAAGTAAAAAAGAGGGTGAAAAGGTTTTGTTTAAAGCTAGTGAAGCCTTAAACTCTAGTGGAGCATTTATTATGAGTATTCCGAGAAGCATTAATGAAAAAGATAATAGTTTTCATAAATCTCACTGGAGTTTCAATCAGATAAAGGCTAGATTAGAAACAAAGTTTAAAAGTGTCATTATAGTAGGTCAAGATTGGGATACCGCTGAATTTTCTGATGTTGATGTAGAAAATAATGATTTTTATATAGCTATTTGTAGAAATGATTAAACCTGATGTTATTACTATTTATCCGTTTGCTTATGATTATCCTGTATGGCGTGAGTTAATAACCAAAAATAGGCATTTCTTTAATCAAGTTATAGTTAGCTTTACTTATAATGATGTTAGTCGTGATTATCGAGAATTTTTAAAAGAAAATCATAGGGATTTTACCTTTATTGATAATGGCGGTAGCCTTGAGTGGTATAACGGAGCTATTAATTCAGCCCTAGAGGCGGTTAAATCTGATCATGTTTTGTTTTTAGAGCAAGATTTCTATTTTACTCCTAAGTTTTTAAATAAAACTTTTAAGATAATCGAAGAAACAGATTTTATCTGCTGGGAGCAAAATACTAGATTCCATTTAGCTTATTTTTTAACCACCATGAGAGCTATCGACCAAACCTCAAGATATTTTCAAGATGTTCCAAGATATAGACTAGATTGCTTTGATTTATTTTGTGCCGAGATGTTAGTTAGATCTGGAGATTTTACTACTTTTACTGGATATAAAAATTGTGGACACTTGAACGGATTAACTCACAATTTAAGGCTTGGTATAGAAGGCAACATTGAAAATATTTATGAACCCGATAAATTTAAAAACTATTTAGAAAAATCTTTAATTGCTGATATTAAGCAACTACCTGAATGGGTTGAAATTACTAAAAATATTTTAAAACTATTATGAAACCTGATTTAATTGCTACTTATCCTACTAATTGCGACTATCCATTATGGCGAAAGTTTATTAAAGATAATAGAAGTTATTTTAATAATGTAATTATTGCTTTTTCTAAGGGGTTTGAAGGCTTTGATTATTCTGATTTTGTAAGGGTGGCTATGAGTGATGATGATGTAGTCTTTAGCAGTCCGCCTTCTTATATGCTAATGGAAGATTGGCGACATGAGAGTATCCATAGAGCTTTATTGTTTACCACTTCTGATGATTTTCTTTTTATGGAGCAGGATTTTATTGTTGATAGAAAAGGTTTAAATAAGGCAAAAAAACTATTTTTAAAAGCCGATGTTGTCGGAGTTTATGAGGGTGAAAGATTGCACCCTTGTTTTATGTTAATTAAATCTGAAACTTTAAGAAATACTAATTTAGATTTTTCTATAAAACATGGTATTTATGATCACTTTGGAAGAATACAAAAAGATTTAATTTCTAATTCAGCTAAAATTGAGATTTTACCTAGTAATTATTATGAACACTTGAACGGATTGACTAATAATTTTTATCTTATATCTTCGGGTAGGCTACCCAACTATAATCCTGAAAGGTTTAAAAAATACATCGAAGATAGCTTAAATACCGATATAGTTTTAAATGATAATTATATTAAAGTATGCAATAATTACTTAAATGGCTATTGTAGATAAACCTAAAGTCTTTACTGATTTTCACCATGCCTCTTTACTTAATTCTTTGATTATGCTATTTGAGGGAAGGCTTGGCGGTGAGGTTTATCGACCTATTGGGGAAGATTGGGCAACTAATAATTATTGGAAAGTTTACGATCATCCTGCTACTCAAGCACAATTTTTAACTAAAGATCAGGGTTTTAAACCAGTTGACGGAACATTCCCATTGAATAAAATTAAAAAAGTGGAAAAAGATGTTTATTATTGTCAAGATATCGATTCTGGCAAGTTTAATAAGGCTATTGACTTAAATACCTTTAAGAGTTTAGATATTGATATTGTAATAGCCTCTTTACCACAACACATTGAATTATATAATGACCTGATTAAGAAGTATAAATCAAATGCTAAGTTAATTTATCAGATTGGTAATGCTTGGAATGTTGAGGCTGGTTCACCTGTTAAAAATGTTATGGCTTCGGCTATTGTTGATAATATTCCTAAAGGGATTAATTTTATCTCTTATCACCAAGAATTTGATTTAGATATTTTTCATTATGCCGAACCATATCAATCAAGCAATATTTATTCTTTTATTAATATTTTTCAGTCTTTTCCCGATTACCCTTTATTTTTAGAGCTAGAAAAGATGATGACTGGTTGGAGTTTTAAATCATTTGGTGGACAATGTAGAGATGGTGCTATGCATGGAACTAAGGCTTTAGCCGATAAAATGAGGGAGGCTAGATTTATATTGCATTTAAAAGCTGGTGGCGATGGTTACGGACACGTTATTCATAATGCCTTTGCAGTTGGCAGACCACCTATTGTTAAGAAGTCTTACTATAATGGAAAATTAGCTGAAAGTTTAATGATTGATGGAGTAACTTGCATTGATATTGATAATTTATCTTTAGGAGAAATTGTTAATAAGATTAATTACTATAATGAAACTTCAAGATATAACTCTTTATGTGAAAACGCATATAAAAGATTTAAGGAAATTGTTGATTTTGATAAAGAAGAAGTGGCGATCAAACAATTTCTAAATAACTTAAAATAACTATTGACATTATGCCACTTTTAATGATTTAATTAATCAATGGCTACTTATACTTGGTATTTACAAGGGACATCTCCTACAACTATTGAGGCAACTGATATTATTCAATTTGCAGGTGCAACTTTTGATAGTGCTATAACAGTTGGTGCATACAATGATTCAACTCATGTTGAAAGTTCAGTTGGTGCTAATGATTCTAGCGGGAATTCTCCAAATAATAACAAATTTGTATCGGCAAGTGGTGGCGGTGGCGGTGATTCACAAGCAGACTGGGGCGACGGAACAGAGGATATAGACGCTATTACCGATGAAGAGTGTGCTTTAAAAATTAACTTTTCTCATACTTCAGCGGTTGCGGTTACAGATCATATTCTATATGCTTACGATGGTTCAACTACAACTAACGCCCCAACAGGGGTTGATTTTCAAGTTGCAGAATCTGGAGATACTAATTTTACCAATGCCGAGGGTTCGGCTTCCGCTTTAGGTGTAACAGATTCGGGTTCTGCTACGTCGCATGATTTTTATTTTTTAATTTCTGCATCTCCTGAATCAGTTGGCGAAAAAACTGATTTTGTTTTGCGAGATGAATTAACCTATTCTTAAAATGAAAGCTAATGGCAAATATACCGCTTTAGAAATATTACAAGAAGCAGGGATTGAAAATCCTCAAGATGTATTTGGGAAAATGAGAGTGAGAATTGCTGGAATTGCTGGAATTGTTAAACCTAATCATCTAATTACTATTCAATCGGGTGTAGAAAAAATAGATGTGATTGTAGGTGCTGAAAAAGTGGGACTTGAATTAGAACAATCTGAGGAAAAAACAATATCTAGTGAAGCGAAAATGGCTATTGAGAAAAAAGCTGAAAAGATAAAGAAAGAAACCGAGTAAAACTCCTATAAGGCTTGTATCAAGACTTATTATTAATTGTTTAAGAGGTTCAAAATGGAAACTCTATTTAAGCATAATGTAAAATGGAAAATATCCCTATCTAATGGCGAAACTTTTTATGAGGGTAAGGGTAAATTTAAAGATATTTCTGGTTTAAAATCTCCATTTCAACGCTTGCTGGATTATACCCTAGATACTAAAACCTATATTACTTCCCTATCTCTTTATACTGATAGTGGACAAAGTTTTAATTTACCTTCGTCTGGGAATAGACCTAGATTTAATGAATTCAATAATCTTAGTAAACCCATAGATTACAATATATTTAGGAAAATGGCTAAGAATATTAGCAAAGATGGTTCTGAAATTTCTGATTGGTTTACAGTTGCCGAAGCTATTTATCCTGACTATAAACTCCAATTATGGGTTGATGAAAAAAACTATAAAAACTGCTGGACTTTAGTTGTTAATATTGAAAATGAATGAATTAAGTGTCAGCAACGAAAAATATACCTTAGTGCCTATTATTTTTCTTAAAAGTATGTATCTGCTTCAAAAAGACAGGATTGAAAAGATTACCGCTATTTTCAATGACAAGGAATTGGGTAAAAATTTTGACGCTGGTGTTTATTCTCTAATTATTAGTAACTTCAATAAGTTTAAATCTGATATAAAGGCAGAGGAGAGGACTATTAATGGCAATAATCTTTAGCGAAGATTTTGAAACTGGTTCTTCTCCCTGGGGTTTTGACAGTAACACTAACTGGGGCAATGGAACTCTCGTATTAGATACAACGAGTAAGATTGCTGGAGTTAATTGTGCAAAAATTACTAGGACTGGTGCTGGTGGCAACTTTTTGGAAAAAGACTTGGGGAGTGATTATTCTGAAATTTACTTGCAATATAAGTTTTTTGTTGCTAGTGATTGGGCTTGGTCGAGTGCAAGCTATGGTATAGGCGGTGGTATTTTATCGAGTGCTGACGGAGAAATAGGGGTTTATGGTTGCGACGATATGGGCGATGGTGCTTTAAGTATCACTTTATCTGGCTCTTCTTTTGGCTGGCATGATAGTGGTATTGATTTTGTTAAGGGAAGTGTAAACACTTATTGAAATTTATTATAAGTTAATGCTACAACTGGGATTGTTAGAGCTTGGCTGAATAATGGAGTTGAGGGTTCACCTGATTATGAAGCCACAGGAGTTAATACAGGTTCAGTTTCAGCAAGGAAAATTAGAACTCCCGAGGTTTGGACGGACGGAGCACATCCCGACTTATTCATAGATGATGTTATTGTAGCCACTTCTTTTATTGGAATTTCAGATGAACGGAACGCAAAGTCTTACGGTGGTTTTGCTAATTCTGTTAATGATAGCTTCGGCAATACCACTTATAAAGATGGCTCAACTACTGCTACTTGGACTGGAGATGGTGATGTAACCATTACTTAAATGGCTACCGAAGAATATTATTATAATTCGATAAGTTCTGCTGGAACGTGGGATGACGCTAATCCAAGTGAAGCAGTAGACGGAGATGAAGGAACTTATACCCAAGATAATGATAATAATCATTATTTTCAAATGGGTTCTAATACTTGCGCTGGAAGTGACTTAGGAACAATTACTAAGGTTGAGGTTAGATATCTTTGGACTCACAACTCCGCAACTACTTGTTATCCTGTATTTACGCCTTATTTTTCAGATGGGGAAGGTGGCTTTAATGCAGGTGATACTCATGCAGATAGTGACGAAACTGGCAACAATGAAGGTTCTCCAGCTTGGTCGGATTATTTTGATATAACCAGCGATACAAATGCCCCTAGCACGTGGGGCTGGGCTGATGTTAAGGACATGGACGGTAGGATTACCACTTACAGAACTACTACTGGAAGAATTAGAATATATAAGGTTGAAATACGAGTTACTTATACTATTCCTTCATACGAACAAAAAACCGCTATATCAACCACTTATGCTGAGGCAACAGGTGGCTTTGTTATTGACAAGGCGGTTTTATTTGCAGATGAAACTAAACCTTCTGACAGCGATGTTACACATTATTTATCGGCTGACGGTGGCAGTAATTGGGAAGAGGTAACACTTGGAACAAGTCATACATTTACAAATCAAGGAACGGATTTAAGGTGGAAAGCGGTTCTTGACCCTTCTACGGCTGGAACGGAAGTGCCGACAATTCACAAAATAATCATTTCTTATAGTGAATTACAATCCTCAACAAATGACGATGATGAAAGATCGGCAAAAATTACTGGCAGTCAACTGGCTAATAGTGAAAGAAACGCAAGCCTGAAAGGCTATCAGACCGATTTTAACGAGAGATATTTGGTTGTGCAAGGTAAGGATACATCTAATAATGAAAGAGGGGCAAAATTAAGGGGTGTAGGGACTTCTAGCGATGAAAGAAATGCCTTGTTGGTCGGAAAAGATACTGATAATGATAATAGGGCTGGCAAGTTGACTGGAAAAGTTAGTGATAATGATGATCGGGCTGGAAAATTAGTTGGAAAAGATGTTGCTAATGACGAAAGAAATATATCTTTAGTTGGGAAAGTTGATGATAGCGAAGATCGGGCAGGAGTAATAACTGGTAAAGCTGGAGATAATGATGAAAGATTAGAAAAAATAAGGGGTAAGGATACAGATAATGATGAAAGAGCTTTAAAAACAAATGGGATTGAAGGCTCTAGTGATGAAAGATTTAGCAAGATTAGTGGCATTGACGAAATAAATTCTGAAAAGCAAGTTAAAGTTATAGGAAAAGATACTTCTAATTTTAGTATAGAAAGCAAGATAGCTGGTAAAGATAGCTCGTTTTCAGTTGTTGAGGTTAAAATAGTCGGTGAAGATAGTGATGATAGTCAAATATCAGTTAAATTAACTGGTTCGATAACTGATAACTCTAATAGAAATGCTTTAATAAGCGGAGTTGATACCACCAACTCCGAAAGATTAAGTAAGATAATTGGTAAAGATACTTCTAACTCTAGTAGAAATGCGGTAATTACTGGTGAAGATTTAGCCAATTCTGAAACTAATTTAAAACTAGCTGGTAAAGATTTTACTTATAATGAGAAAAATCTAAAAACTACTGGTAAAGATACCTCACAAGTTGAAAGACAGGCTGGAATTATAGGTAAAGACTTAGCTAATTCTGAAATATCAGTTAAGTTGAAGGGTGTTTTATCCTCTAATTCTTTAAGATCGGCTAAGTTAATTGGTTTTGATACTGATAATTTCGAGGTAAATTCACGATTAAAAGGTAAGCAGTTTAATAACTCCTTAAGATCAGTTAAATTATCTGGTAAAGACTTAGCTAATTCTGGAAGAGGAGCTAAATTAATAGGAACAGGTAATTTTTATGGTGTAGATAATAAGAATTGGTATGAAAAAGAAGTGATTACCACTATTACTAAAGATAATAAGAATTGGTATGAAAAAGAGGCTAAAAATTATAATTCTATCGATAAAAAAGACTGGAAGATTAAATTTTAATGATATACTAAATTATGGATATAAATTCGACTACTCCAACCTCAAGAAGGGGTTATTTATCTCAAGATGAATTAGAGCAATTTGCTAATATATCCGTAACTGACATAGATGAAGCTGATGATGTTATTTCACAAGCTGAGGAACTGATAGATGCTTATGTTGGTTTTCAAGATAAATTCTACGAAGGAGAATTAATGGGTAAGGCTTCTAGTGCTTCTGCTACCTCTATTACTTTACAAACTAACCAATTAAATTCTTTTAATGAGGATTTTTTTAAAGGAATGGAAGTTGAAATTATAGGCGGAACTGGTGCTGGAGAAAGAAGGGGTATTACCGCTTCAACAGGTTCTGGGGTTTTAACTGTTAATGAATTTTCAACTGATTTAGATGAAACAAGTATTTATAGAATTTATCAACTGGGTAAATTCCCTAGAAAAGAAGATGTTTTTTATGATTCTAATTCTGGGGATAATGTTTATTATAAATCTATACCCGAAGCAGTTAAGAGGGCAGTTGCTAGTCAAGTTGAATATATTATAGAAATGGGTGATGAACTTTTTAAGACTGATAAACTTGCTTTTAAAAGCGAAAAAATAGGTGATTATGCTTATGAAAAAGAGGCTGGTAGTTATATAGATAGCTTACTATCTCCTAAATCAAAAATACTTCTTCGTGGAATTACTAACCGCAAGGGTGTTATTATTATATGAAATGCCTATTAAGCACCTTACTAATCAAGAAATAACTCTTTATTCTAGGGCTTCTTATGATAAATTCGGCAGAAAAGTTGTTGGTGAAGGCGTGAATTATAATGCTAGAGTTGAAAAATGTTCAGATGAAAGACTATTACCCAACGGACAAGTTGTAACTATTGAATTAAAGGTGTTTTTAGATGGAGATGTTACTGTTAATATTGATGATAGGGTTGATTATTCTAGTATTAGTTATAAAGTTTTTAAAGTAAAAAACCAAGTTGGAAGATTGGGTAAAGTTCACCATACTTATTTAGAATTAACAAAATGGCTAAATTAACAGTTGATGATAGCAGTTTTCAAAGAGGTATTGACGAATTTTTGAGAAGGGTTGAAAATAATAAAATGAAGGCTTTAAATGATGTGGCAGATGAGATTTTAAGGTTGTCTAGTAGAGAAGTGCCTCACGATACTGGAGAATTGCAAAACTCGGCTGAGGTTGAACAGGGGTTTGATGAGGTTACAGTAGGCTACAATAAGGTTTATGCGGCTCGATTGCACGAACATCCTGAATATAATTTTCAAAAGGGGAGAAAAGGAAAGTATTTGGAAGACCCGATTAAAAATAATTTAAGAGTTTTTAGAGAATATATTGTTAAATCTATGGGTGAGGGCTTTCAATGATTTTAATTGAAGAAATAGCGAACTATTTAGTCAATTTAGGAATGGGAACTATGGGGTCTAGTATCTTTTTAGGACACTTACCACCTTCACCTGATAATGCCATTACTGTTTTAGATACTGGCGGAGTTGAACCTGATCGAGAATTGCCGATAGATAATCCCACATTTCAAGTTATTGTTAGAAATACTGACTATGAAACTGGTTATAATAATCTTTTAGCAATTAAAGAGGCTTTACATAAAAAAGCTAACTGGCAGATTTACGAAAATGGAAAATATTATTATTATATTTTTGCTTTAAGTAACGGCGGACATATTGGCAGAGATGATAATGGCAGGGACGAGTTTTCTATTAATTTTATCGGTAAAGTAAGATGATTATGATTAATAATAAAGAATATCGGGAGTTAAGATGTTTTCATTGTAGAAATTTTATTATTTATGAAAACGTTATTGGTGAAATTGCTTACAGATGTCCTAAGTGTGGATATTTAAATGAATTTCAGTTAAAGGCTTTAAAAACTAAATCAAATCTTGATAAAATAAATAAATTTTTATTACCAACGAAGGGGGGTGAAAATAAATAATGGCAAGTGTCACGAATGTAAAAGTTGGTGTTTGCGAAGTAACTTTTAATGGTGTTGCTATGGGGCATACTAAGGGCGGAACTGAGGTTAGTTATGAACCTATTTACCATGATGTTACTGTTGATAAATATGGTGAAACTGTTGTTGAAAAATATTTAGTTGGCGAGAAATTAACTGCAAAAGTTATTTTTGCTGAATCAACAATAGCAAACTTTAAAAAAGTAATGCCAATGGGAACTTTAGCTGGGGCTGGTGACGCTAGAATTACCTTAGGTGCTGATTCAGGAAAGAAGGCAAGCGATAATGCTTATGAATTAGTCTTGCACCCTCAAAATGAAGGGACTAGAGCGTATGATGTCGTAATTCATAAGGCTTTTGCTTCTTCTCCTGTAATGCTTCCGTTCTTAGTTGACGGAGAAAGGGTTTATGAAGTTACTTTTGAAGGATTGCTAGACGAAAGTAAGTCTGATGGAAACTATTTGGGACTTATTGGAGATAGTAGCGTATAAACCAACTTAAAACGAGTGATCCAGTATCCATGTTTTAAGAATGAAAACAAAACAAATAACAATTAATGGGAAACCGCTAACTATTAGCGAACTTCCTTTAAAAAAATATGTTCAGGTTTTAAAAAGGCTTGATAATATTCCTAAGGCTTTAAGTAAATTAGAAGGTTTAGAAAATGATAAATTACTTGAGTTAATCCCTAGTTTAATAACTGAGGCTTATCCTGATTTGGTTTTAATCGTGTCAATCGCAACTGATTTGCCTAAGGAAGATGTTGAAGAATTGGGATTGAATGATTTTACCGATATTATCGTATCTTTAATTGAGGTTAATAATTATCAAGAAGTTTTTAAGAAGTTAAAAAAAAAGCTAAATCAGGGAAAAGCGTAAAGTTTGATATTGATGATTGGCTTTGGGAAATAGTTGATACTCTAGCTTTTAATTATGGTTGGGATAAAGAAGATATTTTATATCACACCTATATTGACGAGGTATTGTTTTTATTGGAGAAAATAGAGAAAAGGCAAATGGCTAATTATAAAATGTTGCTTTTAATTGCTCAAAACCCATACTCCAAAGAACCCAAAGAATTATTTGATAGATTATCTGGATTTGATGAAGATATTGAAGATGATAAAGAGCTTGATAAACAAGGATTTGAGATTTTAAGACAAACTATTTCAAGGAATAGTAAAAATATTATCGTAAAATGATAAAATAAATTATGGCATTTCAAATCGGTTCAGTTGTTGCAAAATTAAGTCTTGATTTAAACAATTTTAAAAATGGTGTTAAAGACGCTAAAAATGAAACTAATAATCTTAGCAGTCATTTAAAAAAGGTTGGTTCTGGTATAGCTGATTTTGGGAAAAAATCGGCAGTTTTTACTGGAGCTCTTGCGACTGGTTTTACCTTAGTAACTAAGAATGCTATTGAGAGTGCATCTTCTTTTGAACAAAACAGAATAGCTTTTGAAACAATGTTAGGCTCGGCTGATAGAGCTAAAAAACTATTAAAAGATATCTCAGACTTTGCAATTAAAACTCCATTTAATTTGCCTCAATTAGTCGATGGTGCTCAAAGATTGCTTGCTTATAATATCGAGGGTGAAAAAGTTGTTGAAACTCTTGATATGCTTGGCAATATTACAGCAGGAGTTGGAACTGAAAAACTACCTCAATTAATATTAGCTTTTGGGCAGGTAAAGGCGGCAACCAAGTTGACAGGTGCGGAATTAAGGCAATTTAGTGAGGCTGGCGTTCCTTTACTTGAGGCTTTAGTTAATCAAGCTAATGAGGCTGGCGGTGTATTAACTAAGGTTGGAGGTGCAAGTAAGGAAACAACTAAAAAGATAGCCAGTTTGGCTTCTTCAATAGCCAATACTGAGTTTGAGATGAATTATTTTAAGGAAACTGGCGGAAAGACTGAAAAACAGTTAGCTAGTATGCAACAGAAACTTGATCTTAATAAGGCAAAACTGGAAGAATTTGGAGAAGTAGGGCAAGCGGTATATAAGAGGGTAAAAGTAACAGCAGAAGAAATGATCGATAGTATTAGTGATGGTTCAATTAAGTTTGAAGATGTAGAAAAGGCTTTAAAGGGAATGACAAGTGAAGGTGGCAAGTTCTTTAACTTAATGGAAAAGCAAAGTCTTACTTTTGGCGGTATTGTTTCTAACATACAAGATCAAATCGGAAGAATGATGAGGACAATGGTTGGAATAAGTGAGGAAGGTGATATTGCTGAAAATTCAGTTTTTTCAAAGGTGAAATATGGGGCTGAACAGTTGTTGGGTTTCTTAGACATAATAACTCCTAAAATGTCGGGAAAGATAGGAGAAATCATGGAAAGTGCCTCATATTGGTTTAATAGAATTTCTGAAGCTTTAAAGCCATTCGGTGAATGGATTAAAGAAAACAAGGATTTGGTGATTACTTTCTTAAAAGGAATGGGAATTGCTTTAACTGCTATTTTAGTTATAGGAACAGTTACTACTCTATTGACTGCTTTATTAAATCCGCTTGTGTGGGTATCAGTTGCAATTGCAGCCCTATATACGGCTTGGCAAACTAACTTTTTAGGAATACAAGATATTACTAAAACTGTTTTTAATTGGTTTATGGAAGTTGTTAATAATACGATTATCCCATTTATAAAAACATTTATTGATTACATGAAAACTAACTGGGACGATTGGAAGATTTATTTTGAATTTTTATGGAGCTTAATATATGGGATTATAAAAATTTACTGGTCTATTATATCGGGCTTTATTTTAACTGCTCTTGAGATATTAAGTGGTGACTGGAAGGGTGCTTGGGATAGAATATATAAAATGGTTGAGGGTGTTTGGGGTGGCATAGTTATTATTTTGCTAGGTGCTTTGGATTTTATTGTTGGTTGGGGAAAACAGGTTGTAGAAAAATTTGTATCTCCATTTAGGGACGCTTGGAATCAGATCAACGAATTAGTTAATAAAATTAAGGATAAATTAGACTTTACGCAAAGACATTCACCTTCGGTGATTGATATTATTGATAATAGTGTTAAACAGGCTAATAAGGCGTTATCTGGCTTAAAAGCGGACTTTGATATTAATGCTAAGTCTATGGTTCAATCTATGGGTGGCAATAATATCGGTGCGGTTAATGTATATTTGCCCAATGCAGTTATTAGTAACATGAATGAGGCTCAAAATATCGGAGTTACTATTGGCGATAGCATTATTTCACAATTAAAAAAGAACGTGAGGGTTTAAAAAATGGCTTATGAAATTTTAATTAACGGAGTTGATAGGACTACTGATGTTATAAATTCAAGTATTATTATTGAGGATACTGTTAATGAAGAAATTAACACTTGTAAATTTCAGTTAATTGATAGATCGGGAAATGGAATACCTGAAACTGATGATGAAATTGTTATATTTTCTAAAAGTGGCAGTAAAATCTTCGGTGGTTATATAACCGATGTATCCATGAAAAAGTATAGAATGGGCGTTGTGGGTGCTAATTTTGAATGTGTTGATTATACTTACTTACTTGATAGGAATTTAGTTAAAAAAGTTTATAAAGATCAAACTGATAAAGAGATAATTGAAGATATTGTTAATACCTATTGTTTCGGTCTTGGTATTACAACTAATAATGTTATAGAGGGTGTTACTATTTCTCAAATCAGTTTTAATTATATTCAACCTTCGCAAGCTTTAAGAAGAATTTGCGAACTTACTGGTAGAAATTGGTATATAGATTATGATAAAGATATTCATTACTTTCCCTTAACTACTGCAACTACCCCATTTAATATTAATTCAACTTCTAATGAATATTGGGAACTAGAATTAAATAAAAGCTCTAGCCAATTAAAAAATAGAGTTTATGTTAGAGGTGGAACTAAGCTATCTGATGAAACCTCTTACTCAGAAAAAGGTGATGGAGAAAAAAGGAAATTTATTTTACCCGATAAACCGCATGATGTTACTGTAAAAGTTAATGGAGTTACTAAGACATTGGGAATTAAGAATATTGATACAAGCGGTTTTGATTGGTATTTATCTTACCAAGAGAAATATATAGAACAAGATAGTGGAGGATCAACATTATCAACATCTGATACGTTGCAAGTATATTATAAGTATGATATTCCTATTTTGGTTGCGGTTGAAGATACTGATTCAATTGCTGAAAATGGACAAAAAGAGTTTGCCATTTTTGATAAAACAATAACCACAACTCAATCCGCCCGTGATAGGGCAAGTGCTGAATTAACTGATTATGCCAATGATTTAATAAGTGGTTCATTTAAGACTAGAGAAGAAGGTTTTATTTCTGGACAGTATATTAATATTAATTTAAGTGAATACGGAGTTAATGATAATTACCTTGTCCAAAAAGTATTAGCGGTATCAACTGGTGCTGGAACTTTAATACCGCTAATA